GCCCGAAGGCTTGGTACTAATTACAACGATCCACAAGGGTGAACCGCTCCCCCGCCAGACTTAACTGGAGGTTATTTCAATGCCTAACTCACGACCTGGTGTGTGTGTTTGCGGGTTCCTGTTGACATGGGCCAGTCAGCGCAGGAGTTTTAGGTCGCTTGTCTCTCACATTTCTGCGGCTAATTTCAGGGTCAGCTACCCATGAGCCTAGAGTACGTCTGGCTTTACCTCACGGTCGGCACAAAACTTGGTAAAGAGGATGTTGCAGAACACAACATATGGTGTAGAATATCCCTTGTCGGGTTCCTACTTCTTCTCCCCCGTGTTACCAAGTCTGGATTTAGGGCTTAAGCAACCCACCGACATTTTTGATATTATCTCCTTTGAAGAGTATTGACAAGCCCTCACGTTGTGAAACGCCAGGGCTTTTTTTTTGTCTGTGAAAAGTTCCACGGAAATCGCAAAAAGTTCCGCGGAACCTTCAACCACTTGACATAAGGTTTTTAATGCAGTGTTTCTTCGTCAGTATTGTCGGTGCAATAGTCCTCAAAGGCTGACTCGATCTCTGGGTTCTCCTCCATGAAGGATTGGAACATGTTGATCATTAGGGACATAGTCACTACGCCTCGTTGGTCGCTTCCATCCATGTCTAGGATCGCTGCCTTTATCCAATCGTTTAATTCATCAGAGTCCATTAGCTCTACTGACAGATCAATCATCTAAACATCCTCTCGTATAGGCGCTTTTTGCGGCCAAAAACAGACTTAACGCGCTTAAGGTAGGGTATGGTGTACCTGACTATACTTGCGTCATTTTCTAGCCGATTTACCCTGTTTTCACCGATATGTGTAATTAGTCGCTTTCGGTACTCAACCACGTTACCAGATAAGTACCTGTTGCATTTCTTGCACTGCCCAAAGCAATTAAGAGTATTAAATCTTAGGTGCCCTGCGCTGCCCCGGCTTCGGTAGTGCCCGGCATCAAATGTGCCACCACGAACCATGTCGCCAGGTAAGCATCCACAGCTTATACACGGCTTATTCAGGTCCCTGACTCGTATGTATCCGTTGAATGCTGCCTGCGCTTCTTTGATGTAGTCACCGGCAGTCTTAAGTTTCTCTTTCTGCTCTTTCTGGTGAGCCGCTATCTGCTTCCTGGCTATCTTCTTAGCCGGGGCAGTCTTCGTGAATTCTATTAGGTGCTCAAAACAGCAAAAGGCCTTGATGCCACCGATTACTGCATCGGACACCAAGACCTTCTTTTTGCATAGAGCGCAGCGCCTAGTTTTTCCCTGCACGATCCTTCACCATGTCGTAGATCTCTTCGGTTAAGGCTCGCAGTTCTATTATGTCTACCCAGAGCTTTTCTAGCAGCTCGAGCTTCTTTATAGCATCCTCAACATGCTCCTCATCGATCTCAATGTTGATCTTCATTGATCAGCTCCTTTGCTATCTTATCCACGACAGCATCAAGATCGTATTTCTGCTTGATGTGCATATTGCGGTTTGCTATGTGCAGCTCTTCGATCTCTTCTTTGCTTTGACCTTCGTAGGGAACCGCTAGATGGTTCTCTACTAGCTCGTCGTTTAGGACCCTGCCCGATGCGGTGGTAATCTGCCCCAGGTATCTGCCGTATTTGTCCTTATAAGTCGTCTTGATTCTGAAATCGGGTCCGTGCTGCTCAACCCATTCGAGCACATATTCCTTGGCGAGGTTACCGAAGTATTTCTCGTCCAGGTCAGTAGTTCGACACTCGGGCGTATCAATTCCATCAAGACGTATGCGCTCGCCGTGAATCCAATGACTAAAACCAAGGTCAATATCAATATCAACGGTGTCTCCATCGATGACCCTCCTAACCTTACAATTGTACTCGAACATTCCAGTAGTCCCCTGTTTGTAAGCAGTAAATGGTGCGCCTTGCTCTGGCTTTTGTTTCCTCATCCATGAGATGCATCCTAGACTCAATAAGCTTGGCGCTAAATATCTTCTTATTTACCGGGTACATTTTTTCCAGAGTCTTTATATCGTGCGGCTTTTTGTAAAAGTTAATCTCTCTCATCGCATTCCTGCCTCAGCTCGCGCTCTAGCGTTCTTGGACCGCCATGCTTCAAATTCCATCTGCATGACAGTGAATTGATGCCGATAACGCACAGACTTTTCTATCGCTACCTTAAGCCCATCCAATAGCTTTTGGTAATCTGGGTGACTGTAAGCGTACCGCTCCTGTTTTGCTACTGGCATCTTAGCATCTTCTTTCTCTGCCTTAATCATTAGCAGACTCTTAAGACTCTTGCGGTACTCCATCAGATAAGACTTCTGCGCCTCTGCCTGAGCATGCCTTTTTGATACCTCAGCTATTTTTGAAAAGAACTTTTCTCGCTCTTCTTCTGTCATAAGCTATCTCCACATGTAATTTTACGAACGGCCTCCATTCTTCTGGCACTTTCTCTAGCGCGGCTCTCCGCTCCTCCTTCGTATGAAGGGCGATGATCTGAGAAGCGTATTGTCTCGGCCAAATCATGAATAACCTCCGCTATATTATCTTTCTTCTTGACCTTGCTAAGCTCGCAAACTTGGAACCCAGAAGGTGAATGGATAACAGCGAAGGAATAGCCGTGGTCAATCGCGCACCACGCCGCATCCCTCACTGCATGCTCTGCGTCCTTAAAAGACTTCACTGCTTACAAGCCTTTACGAACGTGTTGAAGTTGACGCCCAAGGCCTCACTGACCTCTACTACGGTCATCAGCCGAACGTCTTGTTTATTTCGCAGGTAGTCAACGCGCTGACGCTGAACTCCTAGACGAGCCGCCAGTTCAGATGACGACACGCCTTTCTTTTCTTGTAGCTCTCTTAGAGCTGCACCAAAGTTAACTGACATAGCGATCTACCACGGCACGTCTTCAGAGAACGGATCATCCTCTGGGGCAGGTTGAGCAGGCTGAGTAGCTTGCTGAGGCGCTGCATTCTGTGTAGCCTGCTTGCGCTTTACCTTGTGACGAAAGAAACCTTTTTTGCCATCCCTTGGTGGATACCACTTCGAGTCTAAGAAAAAGTCTGTGCCCTCAACATCTAAGCTACCAGTGAAATCGTACTGCCAATCCTCTACTTTCTTATCGTTCTTAAAGGTAGCGCCTGTGTTGGTTTTATCGTAATCCATGTGTTACTCCATACGTTGTTAAAAAGGTTATTCTGATCCGTTAGCTTCACGGAACTCTTTGGACTTCATGATCTCACGCTCTTGGGTTGTAAAAACACCACCCTTGCTAGGAGCTTTCCATAAGATCGTCTTATCTTCATCTGTGAGGCTAAACCATTCCTCAGAAGCAGTAGAGTAGTCCTTTAAGGCAATGCCTGCCTTGATCGCTAAAACAGACTCAGAGTACTTAAGAATCGTCTGAGTGTTCTCTATCAATAACTCATTGATCCGTGACTGAATCTCTTTCTCTTGTTGCTGTGAGATAGCATTAGCAACCTCGTCAGCAGTGGCATACTCTGTGCCTGCTAATCCAAACGCTGCAAGTGCTCGACCAATAGCAGAGGTCTCGCAGTTCTCAACGTGCGATGTCTTATTGATGTTAGTAGAGCCACGAACCTCGTGAGCCAAACCAGTAGCAATCAATTTTCCGTTATCGCTAATAGACGCTTTTACTACCACGTCATCACCTTCCCATCTGACAATCTCTGTCTCAATAGTTAGGTCAGCGGCTTTTGATCGGAATGCTGATACACGCTCAGCAACGGTGTGATATTCCTTGCCGTGGATATTTACAGGCATGATGGTTCTCCATTGAGTTGTTGACGAAGGTCACGAAGCTCTTCATTGAAGTAGCGGTGCATAGCACTTTGATACTTCAAGTAATCCGCAGAGTCTTTAGCGTAGGGGTTATCACTAAAGCCACCGCCACCAATGTAGTCAAACATTGCCTGAGCAGATGGGATCGCTTTGAGTTCTTCAGCAGATGGTCGCATGTCTATCTCCTTTTGTTATTGGAGACTCGATGCTATAGATTTATTGACTATCTGTCAACAATAATAATTACGAATAGGTGCCTGTCTTGATCATGTTGCAGATGTCTACAGCCCTTGTTTTGACCTGCTTGCTCCACCGGGAGTCCATAAACTCGTAGGCAGCACGGTCCCAATTGCCCTCAGACATTGCAGCTAGAGCTTTGGTGAACCTAGATAGACGTGGGTATCCCATGTTGAAGCATAGGTCGATCATGCAGTCCCGGCGTACTGGGTCCAGATCATCGAACCAGGGTAGATTGCGTGACAGCTCATCCTCGCAGGTGGCTATATCTGATTGCAGCAGGTACATGATCTCGTGCTCTGCGAGACCCCTAGAGAGGTTTCTGCCTACTCCGATAGTCCAGATACCGAGGCTGTCTTGGTATGGCTTCTCCATCCACCCCTCATGCCTTATGAGCATGCTGACTAATGGACTATTCTTCGTCGTCTTCATAAGCGTAATTAATCTCGTGGGATAACATCTGGCCTGCTGAGTGGAGCACACCGATTACAGCGTAGATTGACATGCCGTCCTCTAGCAGCTCTGCGATCATCTCGTGGAGACCGACGTACATTCTGTTGGCTAGAACTTCTTGCTTGTCGGTAGTATTTAGTTGCACGACGTTGTCGGTCATAGTGTCACCACGCATGGGTCAGGGAGGATAATGCCAGTAGAGAGCGTTAGAGCCGTTCTGGCAGCCTTCCTGAAGTATGACAC